ACCGCTGGCGACACGGCACACGGCCATTCTGCAGGTGAGCCCACGCTCGCGCAGGCGCACGTCCTGGCGGCAGAGGACGCGGCCCACGGGCACGCCACCAACGAGCCGCAGCTTGACGGCACCAGCATCATCGCCGCAGACGACGCCGCCCACGGCCACACCGCCGGCGCACCAGCCCTGGCGCAGCTACACCTCCTACCCGCAGACGACGCGGCCCACGGCCACGTCGCAGGACAGCCAGCGGTGTCGCCGCCTGGAGGCCCAGTCGCGGCCATCACCGCCTCCGTGACAGTCCGCTCCACCGCCGGCCAAGTGTCCACCCGCCCCACATCGGAGGTGGTGACCGTCCGATGACCGCCACGCAGCAGTACTGGTCCGGCTCCACCCTGGTCGTCGACTGGACCGTGACCGACCCGGCCGGCACGCCGGTCGACGACGCCACCGTGGCCGGGGAGATCCGCCTCCCAGACGACACCACAGCCCCGCTCACCGCCGCCTGGGTGCCCGACGACGGGGTGTACCGGGCCGCGTACACCGTCACCGCACCCGGCCGGCACGTGTGGCGGCTCGAAGCGTCGGGCACCGCCACCGGCGCGGTCGAAGGCAGCATCGTGGTGCAACGCTCCCTGCTCGGCCTGCCGCCGGTCACCGTCGACCCGGCCACCGACGTGGGCGCGGTGCGGATGCTCGCCACCGACCTCGACGAGACCACGCCGCTGCTGTCCGACGCGCAGATCCAGCAGATGCTCACCCTGTGCGGCGGCAGGGTGCGCCGTGCCGCCGCGATGGCCCTGGACACCATCGCCTCCTCTGAAGCCCTCGTGTCCAAGCGGATCAAAACCCTGGACCTGACCACCGACGGCCCGGCCGTGGCCAAGGAACTACGGGCGCACGCGCAGCGGCTACGCGAAGAGGACGACGAAATCGGCGACGAGCCGTGGGGCCTCGACGTGGTCGACTTCGACCCGTGGGCCGCGTACCGGCCACCGACCCGGACGCTGTGACATGGTCGGGCTTCCCGGACGCGGCGGGCTTCCCGGACACCGCGCGCTGCATGAGCGGTTCGACGCCCATCACCGGCCCACGGCCGAGCAGTTCCACACCGCGAAGGTAATCATCCGCCGGCACTCCTCCGACGGGACGTTCGACCCGGAAACCGGGCAGACCACCTACCCCGACCCGGCCGTGGTGTGGCACGGGTGGGGCCGGGTGCAGCGCATGTCCCAGATGGAGGTCACCCGCTCCATCGGCGACCGGCAGGTCGTCATCCGAGGCGCCACCGCCTCCATCCCCGCCGACGCGCCGCAGGTACGCATCGGCGACGAGGTGCGGGTCGACGGCTACCGCGACACCGACGCGGGTGATCCGCACCTGGTGGGCCGGGCGTTGTGGGTGCACGACGTGCGCCCCGGGTCGATGCTGTGGCAGCGCGACCTCGTGGTGTTCGACGCCCCACCGACCGCCCGCTGAAAGGAGGCCGCTGTGATCGACCCGGACAGCATCGCCGAGGTTCGGGCGCTGGCCCGCGTGTTGGACATGACCGACACCAGGGTGCGGCGCGGCGCCAAGGACGCGGTGCGGAAGGCCGCGTTCGCGGTGGAACGGGGAGCGAAGCTGCGCGCCCCGGTCGACACCGGCACCCTGCGCAGTTCCATCAACACGACCCTGTTCGGGTCCGGTCTGGGAGCAGACGACACGATCGGCGCCGAAGTCGGGCCGGAGGCGTCGTACGGGGTGCACGTGGAGTACGGCACGTGGAAGATGGCGCCGCAGCCGTTCCTCGGCCCGGCGTTCGACGAGGTCGAGCCGTCGTTCGCCGCCGCGTTGGAAGACCTCGGCGGGAAGGCACTCGAATGAGCGGCGACATCTCCCGTCTGTTCGGCCGCGCTGTCGAAACCATGCTCACCGCCGCCCTGCCGGCGCACGTCACCGTGTACTACGCCCAGGTCACTGACGACCCTCCCGTCATGCCCTACGTCGTCGTGTGGGTCATCCCCGCCATGCGGCGGCGGGCCAACCTGACGGGGACGATCGCCTCCCCCGACTCGCGGGTGCAGCTCACCGGCGTCGGCCGCAGCCCGGACGAGGTGACATGGGTGTTGGACCACGCTGGTGACGCCCTGCACGGCCAGCGTCCCGACCTGGGCGAAGGGTGGCGGTCCGGGCTGATCTGGGAAATGCCCATCGCACGGGCCGTGACGAAGAACGAGGACCTGTGGTGGGACGGGCAACCCACCTACCGGGGCGTGTCCATGTTCCGGCTATCGGCCGAACCGGCGCCGGTGCCGGCCGGGTCCTAACCGCTCAGCTCCTCCAAGTCGCGGCGTATCTGCTCCTGGCACGCCTCGCTCGGTTCCCACGTCTCACCGCGTTCGATCGCCGCCGCCGCCTGCTCGCCCCAGTCGTCGCACGACTCCCCACGCGCGGCCAAGACGATGCCGGCGATACCGGCGGCGAGCAGCACCGCGAGGCCGATCACGAGCGTGCCGAGCAGCAGCGGACGGTGGGCGAGGCCGCGTAACCACGTCATGACCACGCAGGGTACGCCGTCACGTCAACCCGATGGGGGTGGCCGTCCCGAATGCCCGCATACGTCCGCCTGCGGTCGTTGACGACCGGCCACCAGTGGGACGCCTCCACCATCGCCGCCGCAGCCTACCTCGCCACCGGCGGGGTCCAGGTTGTCACCCGGCATCCGCCCCGAACCGCGAGCCGGCCACGGCCGGCGAAACACCTGACCGATCTCGCGGGCCGCCCGGCCAGGCCCCGTCAACGCCGCCAGCACCAGCCGAAGAGGAGTGAGCGATGACTCAGCCTGTGCCCACCTCCATCCCCGCCGACGGGTCTGTCAAGGTCCTGTGGGTGCCCACGATCGCGGACACCAGCGCGCCGACGCTCGACGAGCTGACCGCCGCCGAGGTGATCGACCTGTCGTGCTACCTCACCGACGACGGGTTCGCCCCGGCCGTGGACGAGCAGGTGTCCACCGACAACCGGCTGTGCAGCAGGCAGACGTTCGAGCGCAGGGGCCGGTTCACCTACTCGTTGAACATCACCTACGTGTACCAGGGGCAGGACCTGGCCGCCGACGACAACCAGGCGTTCGCCACGTTGCGGCCCGCCGAGCTGGGCTACATCGTGTCCCGGTGGGGCGCCGACTTCGAGGACCCGATCGAGGTCGGCGACCTGGTGGAGGTGTGGCCGGCCGAGTGCGGCGAGCAGATGAAGCAGCCCCCCGAGGCTAACGGCCGGCTGCGGCTCATGCAGCGGATCTTCGTGCGGAACTCTGTGGCGAAGGACGTGGCCGTCGTCACCGGCTCCTGACCCTAGGCGGGGGTCGCGTGTCTCGGCCGGGGGACACGCGACCCCTCTCACCCCCCCGGCCAACCACCCGGCCAAGGAGTTAACCCGTGTCCAACAAACGCAAGGTGAAGCCTCCGGTGGACATCGCCACCCTGCTGGCCGAAGACACCCGGCCGGAGAAGGTCGTCCCGATCTGCCTGCGTGGCCATTTGCAGGCGCAGTGGGACGAGCTGAAGGCCGAGTTCGACGCGCTGCCCGACGGCGACGAGCAGGCGTTGATGGCTGAACGTGGCCGCAAGCGGCGGCTGGCCGAGCAGATGGAGGAGCTGCGGCAGGAGATGGCCGCCGGCACCGTCCACTTCCGCCTGCGTGCCCTGCCCCGCCGCCGCACCCCGGGCATGGCTAAAGACGCGGTGGTGTGGCACGAACTGGTGGAGCAGCATCCGCCACGCAAGGGTAAGGACGGCAAACCCGACCCGCGTGACGCCCCGCAAGGCATAAACGTGGCCACGTTCTTCGACGCGCTTGTGAAGGCGTCAATCGTTGAGCCGCAACTGAGCGACGAACAGTGGCAGGCGTTGGACGGGAAGCTGACCGACGGCCAGTTCGACCAGTTGGCGTGGGCGGCGTGGCGGCTCAACCGGACCGGTGTCGATGTCCCTTTCTCGCGAGCCGTCTCGAAGACGATGAGCTCCGACGCCGGGTCGAGACGGCGCGACGGCTCGGCATCAGCCTGAAACGCCTCGAAGGGTGGGAACCGGCAACGGTCACCGTCCACGAGCACGACGAGCACGGCAGGTTGGTCCGTTCCACCACCACGGCGGAGGTGGAGTGGGACGACCAGCAGCGGGGGTGGATGCTCGCCCTCGCCCTGTGGGAGGAGCGGCGCTGCCAGGGCTGCGGCGGGGACCTGACGGAGACGACCCGGCCGGTGCATGACGGGCTCGGCCCCGACCGGTGGCGGTACGCGGCTCTGCTGCCGGTACGCTGCAACCGGTGCACCGCCCTGTCCGCCTCCGAGGAGCGGCACAAGGACGCGCCGCACCGCCACGCCCTGATCCACCGGGTGGAGCTGCAACCACCCCGCATCCCGCC